TTAAGACCACTCTTTTTCGTTTTATTGCCTTTATAAGGGCTTTTTCTCTTTCCATATTTCTTGGTAAATTGTTTCTTATACTCTTTTACAACCTTTCCGCTTCTATACGCACTATGGGTTGGTTGTTTTTTGTAAATTCGCTTCTTAATCTTATCATATAATTTCTTATCAACTGGTTCAGGCATATTACTGGCTTGAATCTATACAATTATATGATATTTTATTTGGTCATCCGTCTGCGATTGATGATTGGTGTCTGTCAACAGACGACGGATCATTTTCATTTACTCCTTATCCACAATTCGCTCCAAATCATCAATCTTAATTGACGGATATTTCACATGACATTCCCAAAAATATTTACAATAAGCCCATTCAAATTCATAATCTTCGCGATACATATCACTCATTTGTTGTATTAATTGTGTTTCTATTCTCTTAGGCAACAAACACAAACTATTTTTAGGTAAAACATAACTCAACTGAACCAATTCAGTTACCGGATTTTTCATCTTTTCATCTACTAATTCGGTATCAAAATAAGGAACATATTTTAATAAGTCGCTCAGTAAAGGTGGATAATGATATTTATAGGTCCATCGCCAATCTACACATCCACTGCTATAATATTTCCAGGTCCACTCTAACCCTTCTAAATAATTCAGACTAATCCTTTTTCGCCATTCATCATTTATATCCAAATCAAATAACATGTCATAATATCTCGTTTCCCAAAATCGGTCTCGTGGATTTATATATTTTTCCACTTGTCGTTCCTTTGATGGCGCATGAAGCATTTCTTTGTCAAATGTAGTCATATTTTCTTCTATACGCACATGTCGTTTTTCCTGCTTGTTTCGTAAATGATAATCATTTTCAATATAGGTATGCTCATGTTTTGATAAATCGCCTATCAATAAACGCAAATTCTTCCACACAATTTTACCATCACTTATGATATTTTTATTACTATTACCTAAAACATTACGATATGTTTCCAAAATAACATCCATTCCACCAGTTCTAATATTGAGTGCCGGAAAATGAGGAAGAAAATCATTCCCTAATAAGAAACACATAAATATATAATCAAATACACGGTTTCTCTCAATCTCCGTAGTTGGCTCTTTATCATTATTCAAATAATAAACCAGATTGTTTTTAAATTCAGGAATATCAATCACATACATTAAATTAGGATCCAATGATTTATCAATGCTCTTGATGAAATCAGGCGTTTCACGAAATAGATACATATTTTTACAATACTGTAAATGATTGATAGTTAACATGATTAAATCGGCATCAAGTCCATAAATTACGGTTTTCATATCTTCCAATTCTTTTGTATTTTCACGAATGTACTCAAATATTTTATGTTCTCCTTCGCCTGGGAAGTCGCTACCGCTAATAATAATCTTCTTTACATTATGCGAAGACGGTTTACGAAAATGATAACGGACTTGAAGATTTAGTTTGTTCATAAAATCAGTTCCTGGTGTAATAGCGGTACTGTTCCATACAGGTTTGTCTGTTTTATCATATTGATTGATAAACCATGATTTATAACGACGATTTTTCTGCTGATCTAATTTCGCAACTGGAGCCACACCATCAAACGCAATAAACAAAAGATGGGATGGTGAAATCTGCTGTATATAAGTTTCAATCTTTTTACATACAGCATTAATTAGTTTACGTTCATAATCATCGTTGTTTCCAATGTATTCAATAGTACGCATAGCATCATACACTATAGAATTGCTATCCAAATATAAATGATTTACCGCGGATTTTTTTTGAAACCGTTGTATAATTTTTGGATAATTTTTTATGATGTGCGAGAAGTAAGCAGGTATACCCATCGTGTGTATTATATATATTGTAGTCTTTTTTTTAATATCATTTGGAATATAATTTGGCGTATATATTGGAAATCATAATATTCGGCGATACATTTAGCGATATTTAGGCAAAATCAAGAATAAATTTAATTGGGTTTTTTTAAATCGTTAAATATAGTAATGAAAAATACTATTATTTCTTCTAATAAGAATCACGACGACGATGAAAAATCAATAGTCGGGGACAAAATCCAATACTTTCAACAGTTGATCCAAAAATCTGTATTGTCTATTCAAAATTACAAACAACAAGATGTTATCAGTGCTAATGAATTAAATCAAGGCGTTCAATCCTTAGAGAGATTATATTTAGAATTAACGAAAATAAAGCTATTATTGAACAGCAAAACGAAAATATCAACCGTTAATGAAAACTTAGAAACTATTCGCAGCGAATTAATCAATGTTTTTAAATTATATGGAACCGAAAATATAACCGATTTGTTAAACGTTGTTTACAGTGACGATTATGTTACATCCATATACAATAATAAGGGTGCTTGTGATTTAAACAAATTTTCTGTTATAGATAAACACTTTCATCCCATTCATTTTAAAATGGTTCCTTGGAAAAATGAACGCAATAACAATGCTGTAGTTGGGGATTCTAAATCTAAATCTAATTCTAAACCTATTGAAAAAAACAAAATAGTAGATGATGGATGTATTGTTGACAAATCACCAAATTTAGATTGTTTTGATTTATGTAGAATATGTGATACATTCCAACTAAAAGTGTATGGCATTAAAATTGCGTTTCATAATGCTACAGAAAAAAGGACACTTATTGTATCTGGTCTAATTGACGACTTGTTATTAACTTGTATTGATAATGAATACTTGACTGCTAACTTAGAGCAATTAATTAAAGACGTACCAAAACAATCCGGATACGATGAAGGGTCCTTTCAAAAATTTGTTCAGGCTATCACTCTCAAAGAATTACTAGTATATTCAAAAGATGAATTATTTCATAAATATATCGGATACACTGCGCAAATTTCATTATTAAAGCAAAAACCTATTGCTCAAGTTGTGAAAGAATTCTTGAACAATGATTTATACGGACAACGCAATACACTAATTCAATTGTTGATGAAATCAGACGATCACGAGTATCAATATTTGTCTTATTTGTTATATGATTTATTATCTAATGACAATAATGGCACCATCGATACTACCGAACAAACCTTATTATTTGATAGTTTACCTTGGAACAGTAAAACATTTTTTAAAGACGCCATGAAACAAACAATTACATATACCAATAACCTATCCAATTTTGATAACGGTAAAATTCCGTTAGAGCAACAAATATGTCTCATGAAAGCGGATGATTCAGTGAAAGAAAAGGCGATGACGAAATTAAAAGAAATCAAATCCAAAACAGATGACAATGGTTCAAAGGCGCGTAGCTATTTGGATGGTCTTTTGAAAATTCCATTTGGCATTTATAAACAAGAATGGATATTGACCGTGATGACTAGCATTAAAAAAGAGTTTAGGTCATTACTAGAAAATATGTTACAATTAGATTATCAATTTTTGAGTGATAGAAATATAAATGTTAATATGGACAATATTACCAATATCCAAATAAAAAATTTATGTGATCAAATCCGGAATGAATGTAATGGAAATATGACATCTAAATTAATTGAAAAAATGATAATTTGTTACACCCCTGATAAACGCGACGAGTTAATCATTAATATATGTAATATTAACAATATTATTAAAAATAGTAAACTCAAAATTCATAAATTAGTTCATTCTGGGAAAAAAATGGAGTTTATGAAGGGTGAACTTCTGAAATTTATTGAACAATATAAGGACAATGGTAATATTATTGATCAATTATCTAGTTTAAAAAATATTTCAAACATATCATCAATTGAAACGATTATGAAAGGTATTGAATCCATTGAGGATAAATGGAAATCTATTAACCGGTATATGAATCAAGTAAAGGATACATTAGATGATGCTGTACACGGACACGAAAAGGCTAAAACGCAAATTGAGAGAATTGTTGCCCAATGGATTAACGGAGAGCAAGGTGGATATTGTTTTGGATTTGAAGGTCCTGCTGGTGTGGGAAAAACGACGTTTGCTAAAAAGGGTTTGGCAAAATGTCTAGTTGATGAAAACGGTGAGCATAGACCATTCTCTTTCATAGCCATGGGTGGACAAGACAATGGTAGCACGTTGAGTGGTCATAATTACACCTATGTTGGTTCAGAGTGGGGCAAAATAACCGATATATTAATGAAAAATAAATGTATGAATCCCATTATTTTTATTGACGAACTGGATAAGGTTAGTAAAACGGAACACGGTAGAGAAATTATCGGCATTTTAACTCATTTAATTGATTCTACGCAAAATGATGGATTTCAAGACAAATATTTCAATGGCATTGACCTTGATTTATCAAAGGCGCTTTTTATCTTCTCGTACAATGACGTGAATTCTATTGACCGCATTTTATTAGACCGCATTCATCGCATTAACTTTGAACATTTAACGATTGAAGACAAATTGGTTATCACACGCAAACATTTACTCCCTGAAATTTTCAAGAAAATGGGAGTTGAAGACTGTATTGATATTACAGACGATAATATTACGTATATTGTGGAAAAATATACATGCGAACCAGGTATACGAAAATTCAAGGAACTGCTTTTTGAAATTGTTGGTGAAATTAATTTGTCTTGTTTGAAAAATTGCGATGGCATTGAATTGCCCATCACAGTGTCAAATGACGATATTAAAAACAAATACTTGAAGGAACGTCATGAACATTTAGACAAGAAAATTCCGCTTCAATCATCTAGCGGAGTGATTAACGGACTGTGGGCAAATTCTATGGGTCAGGGTGGAATCATTCCGATTGAAGCGAAGTTTTTTCCATCTACTTCATTCATGGAGCTAAAATTAACCGGTCTTCAAGGAGATGTTATGAAAGAAAGTATGACCGTTGCGAAAACTCTTGCTTCGTCCCTAGTAGATAAAGAAACCTTGAAGCGAAATGTGAAGGAATTTGAAGAAACGAAAATGCAAGGCATTCATATTCATTGTCCAGAAGGGGCTGTTCCAAAAGATGGACCTAGTGCTGGCACTGCTATTACATGTACATTATATAGTTTACTCACGGGTAAGAAAATTAAAAAAACACTTGCTATTACTGGAGAAATCAATTTACAAGGTTGTGTTACCGCAATCGGTGGTCTGGATTTAAAAATATTAGGTGGACTTAAAGGAGGTGTGAGGGAGTTTATTTTTCCCAAAGAAAACGAAAAAGATTATCATTCATTTATGGAAAAATACAAGGACAATGGTGAAAAGGAAAAAATGTTAGATGGCGTTAAGTTTCATTCGGTCAGTAACATACATGAAGTATTAGAATTAATTTTTGAAGAATAAATGTCTTTATACTATATACACACACTATGGCAATGCAACTCAGTTTTAGTAATCTATTACAATTTTTTTCAGCAATCGCGCCTATTTTATTAGCCTTTTGCTTAATATTAATTTCTCTATTTAATTCCGACATTAAAGGTATGGTGTATTTAGGAGGTATGTTAGTGGCTTCGTTAATCAATTTAATTATTCTTAACACCTTAAAAATAAGACATCAACATGATGTACCACACTTTTGTAATTTAATTGATTTTCCATTCAATATAAACGAATACACGAGTCCAGCATTTAATAGCATGTTTATTGCGTTTACATTAGCCTACTTATACATGCCAATGTCATACATTTCTGGTATCAATTATCCTGTAATTATTTTCGTATTCGGTTTATTAGTACTAGATGGTGTTACTAAAATGATGGGGGGGTGTACAACATTTACTGGAATATTCTTAGGCGTTTGCGTTGGCTTGATATTAGGTATTGGGTGGTTTTCTTTATTTTACAATACCGACCACAAAGACCTATTATTCTTTGGATCAGAAGCTTCCAATAACGTTGTTTGCTCAAGACCAAAAGAGCAGACATTCAAATGTTCGGTTTATAAAAATGGTACCATTATTGGTGCTACTTCCGCAAACGCATAAATATTACACACTTGAACATTTATAAAAATTGATATTAATATATATAATTATATAGATAAATATATTAATTATACAAAATGAATGGATATTTACCATTACCTAAATTACCAACCGAACGAACGAAATGTCAAAAATATATGTATAAAAATAAAATCGCTATATGGAATGGAAAAATATTGTTATGCGAACATAATGGACGAAGAAGCACATGTAAAGAATGCGGAGGAGGTAGTATATGTGAACATAATAGAGACAGAACCAAATGTAAAGAATGTGGAGGAAGTAGTATATGTGAACATAAGAGAGTAAGAAGCACGTGTAAAGAATGTGGAGGAAGTCAAATATGCGAACATAAGAGAATAAGAAGCACGTGTAAAGAATGTGGAGGAAGTCAAATATGCGAAC